TCGAGATGAATTTTGGGCTCTTTGCGAGGAGTTGGATCCGAAGAGTCTCGTTACTTCTTTCCCAAGCCTTCAGAAGTACGCAGACTGGGCCTTCCGTGATATCCCCACTCCTTACGCTACACCACCCGGAGTTACATTCGACATATCTGGAGCTACAGGATGCGATGATTGGTTACAACAGTCTGGTATTGGATTGGGAGACGCACGAGTAGGTGAGCTAACCCTAACCCCTAACCCTGAGGGACTGCCTAAGCCGGCAGCCCCTTATTTTTTTCATATATAGAAGTGGTGGTGGTGGTGCTAACCCTAACCCTAACCCTAACCCTAACTAACCGTTCTAGGTAGGGTTTTGTCCTTGGTGCTCTTTGGAGCTTCCCGGTTAGGTAAGACTTTGTGGGCGAGGTCGCTAGGCAACCATCTGTATTTTGGTGGTTTGTTCTCTGCGGCTGAAGCCTCTAAGTCCGCGGACGCCGAATATGCTGTGTTCGACGATATGCAAGGCGGATTGGATTTCTTTCACGGTTACAAGAATTGGCTTGGGTGCCAAGCGGAGTTCACGATCAAGCAATTGTATCGGGATCCACATCTCATGCGCTGGGGTAAACCCAGCGTATGGGTGTGCAACAACGATCCTCGTATAATTAATGACAAGTCACTTATTGATTTGGAATGGTTGGACGCTAATTGTATTTTTGTGGAAGTACGAGAACCTATTTTTCGTGCCAGTACAGAGTTGAGTTAGAGAATACATTTAGGATGTCATTAGCGCCAGCGCCAAGACCAGGCTGAAACAGATCCAGAATGTAGTAGTCTCCCATGCCTTGTTTGCTATCCACACTAAAGTATGCACTACTTTGAACTTCTCCGCTTTCGTCGTCGTCGTATACCAAATTTTTGTTCATAGGATGCCACAGCTTGCGCTCGATTAAGGCACCTTGTTGATTGCCAGTCTTGATAGTCCAAGTCTTGTCAAATTTCAAGTCAACCCGTGCATTGTCAACGGTTGCCAGAATGACATCGTTCCAGTCCTTGCCGGCCTGTCCCTTGAATAGGACGCCATACCTATCTGCGATGGTGTTGTCCATTGTGTTGATTGATGAGTTGTACCATGCCCGCTCCATACCATTGCTGGTATCGGCGGATGATCCAAATTGTTGGAGCAGCGAGTCTTTGGGATTTGGTGTGTTGAAGGGGCTGAGGCCCCTCGTGCAGAAGCATATCCTGCGGTGAAACCACGGAATTGATGACGACGTTTGTATGCGTAAATGCTCGCTAAAGCCGCGCATGAAGCATGTGGTCGACGATCGTTCTGCGGCATTGGTGGGATTATCAATATTTCCGGTGGCGTCCAGCATGTTCATAGCTGTCGGAGTAAACAAGAAGTGTTGAGCCCCGCTTTGCGAACCGTTGATGTAAGCGGTGTTTATGCCAATAGTCTGACTAGCTCCGGTGGAGCTAGTGTTAGACCATGAGAGCATGCCATTACGTTTTTTTGTTGATGCTATGTTTAGAATACGCCTCTTCGAGACTCCAGTCCGTCTGCGGCCGTGTAGTTTCTCGGCGTACGTCAATGGGCGGCGCGAATACGACTTTTTTCGGGTGGTCCTCTTTGATCTTCGGCGCGATCTCGTATACTTGCGTCGGCCGTAAGCCATCTTTGAGCGATTTTTGTGATTGGTCCATTAATGCCTCACTTCGTGGGGGCACGGACCATTATATAGTTGCAGGTGTGCCCTGTGTCCTAGGTAATAGAGTAAATTTTAAACTATTACCTTCGGACACACATGGCCTTCAAAGCGAACGCCAGATACTTCCTCCTCACTTATTCACAATCCGAAGGACTCGATGAATGGGCTATTGTCAGCAAGCTTGGCGATTTGGGAGGGGAGTGCATCGTTGGACGAGAGTATCACACGACTGGAGGAGTTCACCACCACGTGTTTGTCGACTTCGGACGGAAGTTTCGAAGTAGAAAAACTGATGTATTCGATGTGGGCGGTTTCCATCCAAACATCCAACCTACTATGCGCACACCGACAACGGGATATGACTACGCGACTAAGGATGGAGAGATTGTCGCTGGAGGTCTCGCCAGACCAGAACCCCGCTCAATTGGAGGTGGCGCGACTTATCAGAAATGGGCTGAGATTACGAGTGCAGGAAGTCGAGATGAATTTTGGGCTCTTTGCGAGGAGTTGGATCCGAAGAGTCTCGTTACTTCTTTCCCAAGCCTTCAGAAGTACGCAGACTGGGCCTTCCGTGATATCCCCACTCCTTACGCTACA